GTTTTGTGTGTTTGTGTTTGCGACATGCCCGGAGCTTGCCTGTTTTGTGTTTTGTGTTGTGGTGTGGTATATTTGTTTTAGTTGCAAGGTGCAGCGTTTTGATTGGTTAGGTTAGGTGGTTATGATGAAGAAGTTTTATGGTTTCGAGAATACTTATGGTATTGATGCGCGCGATACTGATAATGAGCGCATTGGATCTGTTGTGGTGTTTCATTCTCGTGCGGCTCGTGATGAGTGGGTGAGTAAAGATAAGCTTCGCAATGGTAATTATTGCCATGAGGCCATTACTGCTAAAGAGGCTCGTCGTGAGATGGTTCGTGTTGCTTATGATTATATGATAAACGAGCATGTTATTTGGGAGCGCGCAGATTTGAGGTATTTGCCTATGGATACGATTACTGAGGCGTATGCACAAGTTATGAAATGAGGTTCTGAGGTAATAAGTAAGCCCCACGGTTTTCCGTGGGGCTTATTGTTTAGTAGAAGATTCTGCGCATGATGCACGCTATCCAGTGTGAGATAATGTGGTGTGATCGATGTTCCTGTGTAAGGCGTCGCTTGATTTCGCTATTGTATTCTGACATGTCTTGAGCATCGGGGTGTTCTTCTACCATGTTTTCTCCTATTTTTACCATCTTCCGAGATTGAGGCGCTGTTGTAGTGCTCGTACCGCGTCGGACGTGGGACTAATCACGCCATCTACCGTAGTGCCTAGTCTACGTTGGAGTGCTGACACGAACCCGGGGCCGATGTTGCGCGGCATGTCAGTAATGCCCATGGCGTGTGACATGGCGGCTACCATATCACTGCCACCTGATCCGAACTGTATGGACGCGATATGCTCGTTGGCTGGGCATCGAATTTGGCCGGAGATAACACCGTCTGCGGTGGTGCCGAGAATCTGCTGCAATCGGCGCGTGGTAGCGGGACCCCATGAGCCGTCTACAGCGAGATTAGTGCCAGCGGGTGCGGCTGGGCTGTTTTGTGCGCCAACGTATCGCAAATAGCAGTCCCATGGATAATTATAGTAGGGTCCGACGTTGGTTTCGTGACCTGTCTGGTCTCCGGGTGCTCCCGTGGCGCTATGGTTTTCCGAGTAGCTTGCCTGTGCGAGTTGTCCATTGCCAAGATATACGGCTACGTGATCTGCAATGTTGAGTAGAATATCTCCGGGCTGTGGGTTGCCGTTGTTGGCGACACGCTGCCATCCGTGGGCGGTGAGATTAGGGAGCATGTTGCCGGTGTAGCTTGCCGAACCCGTGTCAAAACCGGCTTCGCGCAGTGCGAAGATTACGAGTGAGCTGCAATCAGCATCGCCGCCCGGCCTGATATTCCATCGGTCGGCCTGCGAGTAGCCGAGGTTAGCGGTTGCGCACCAGTAGCGCATACGATTGATAAAAGCGTTAATGTCAGGCATGATTATTTTCCTTATCGTTAGTTACTTTAAAAAATTCGAGTAGTTTACTGCCCTTAATTTCGGGGTTAACTTCTGCCAAATTTTCAATGATAGAACTTACCTCAATGAGTACAATAAACCCGCATACGAGTGGGATAAGCGGCACGTCGTATCCGAGGTTAATGTGTTGTGATGCGATTTGCAAGAATGCTGCGAGTCCTACTACCATGATGTATGCGAATTTGTGCCATAGTCCGTCGCGCATGATACGGGATGAGATGTTGCGTTGCACGATTGCTTTTGCCATTCCTGACACGTAATCGCCAATAACAAGTACGCCTGTGGAGATAAGCCACCATTCTGTTGCGTTGTCCATTATTCCTCCTATTTTCCTAGCATGGATCCTATGACCATGCTAAAATCTGCTTTAATTTGCGTATTATCGAAGCGTATTTTGCCGCGACGGTAATCGTTGGCGAGCCTTTGGGCTACGGGGTCGCCACGCTTAATATATATCATAGTTTCGGATACATGCCGATAGTCTAGCGTGTATTCTGTTTGTTGCCCTTTTTTGACACGTCGTGAGATAAGAAAACCCTGATAGTCCTCGTCAAGGTGGTACCATACGCCGAATTTTCCGTAATCCTCCGTGTCGAGCGTATACGAGTAGCCGTCTTCGTCCGAGTCTAACGGCATGATGAGCGTGCTGCTGTCGTCCCGGAATTTATTGTTAATCGCATAGTCGGCATAATCACTGTCGTATTGTCGGAGGAATTTGCCGAAACGGGAGCGCTCAACCTTGGCACTGAAACCGCCATAATCGGCTAATTGTATGACGATAAAGCCGCCGCCGTACGCTTTAATTTCCTGCCTATCGTGCTGTTGCTCGTCAAGTGAGATGTGGAATTTGGCAAAATATGGGTTAGCTTTAATAACTGCGTTAGAGAGGAAAAATAGGCGTACCTTATCTTTCCACCTATCGACAGTGTTGTAAAATTCTTCTAGCGCGGTAACCTCATTGCTCAAGAATTGCTGATTGTCGGGGAATACTTCATCGAAAATAATATTACGCACGTCGGGGTAGGGTATTGACTTTTTGCCACCCGCTTGAGATAGTGCAACAAAATATCCCATGATATGCCACGTTTTGGCATCATCTTTTAGATAATGGCATTCGGCTTGCGCTCCATTGACTCTAAATTCATAATCCGGGAATGCTTCGCCAACGTCGGCAAAAAACGTACCTTTGCTTTTCTGCTCAACATCGGTGCGCCTGAGATAAATAAATTGTGCACCGTTTTTGATAAAATCACGGATGCAATGTTTTTTAGCGCCGTACGTTTTACCAAGACCTCGAGCGCCGATAATAAACGACCATGGCGCATTATACGTGAGCACGTCATGGTAGTTATAATAGTCGTTCTCATTAAGAACGTGAGCGTTCGGCGTCATGGCTCTATTATACCACGTTACACATAGCGTCGCAGTTCCCACTCGCTCGCCATGCCCATTTCGCCCGTGGCCTGAAAATAGTTCGGGCCATTCCCCGGACCGCCATGCGAGAGCGTTTGGTCTGTGCCGGTGCCTGTCATGCCCTCCACGTGATCGTAGTTAGGATTATGGCCGGACCATGTGAGTAGCAGGAGGTCGCCCGGTTTGCTTTTAGCTACGGCACTGGCGGGCGTATCGGTGCCACTGATCGCGATGCGCGTGCCCAATCCGGCCTGTTCGCCGGTCCACCGTCCGACGTTTATGCCGGTCACATCCTGATATGCCCGCCACCACAATGCGGAGCAATCAGTATAGCCGGACGCCTCCGGATCAAGCCGCCCCGGACCTTGCGAGTACGCGTATTTGCCGACACGCGCTGCCACCCATGCGACAACCTTGGATCCAGCGTCTGAACTGGTATCGCTACCGCTGTCAGTCTGCCCGCCGCTAATAGGCGTGCCCGGCGTGCCGCTATTCGTCCACACCTGTTGCGCCGTCTGATAAAATTGGGAGGTTTTACCATTATCATGGAGCACAAGCACGTCGCCAACAAGTGAGATATACCGTTGTTGCGCGGGGGTTGGGGTAATGGTGCCACCACCGCCCGGATCTCCTCCGGGCGTGGGAGCGTCACCCACCTGCCCAAAATCAGGCGGGGCGCTCTGCCCGTCCCAACTGTTGAGCATATTGTATGCAGTGTCGTACCGGTTACGATACTGTCCCAGCACGCTGTCATTAAGCGCCGTAGAGTGCAGCAGATCAAGATTAGCGGTGCCACTAGTCGAGCCAAGCACGCGAAACGCTGACACGGGCGACTGGTGGTACATGGTCATGAAGAAAATACGCTCACGAATATTCGCGGCCGGGAACCCATGCGAGTCGCAAACCTGCTGGTAGGCGTTGAAATCATCCTCCCATTGCGCTTGCTGCACCACGTGATTAGGGTCAGTGGTTGCCCAAGCGTGCCACGCGGTCGCGTCGGCTTGTGTCACATAATAGTAGCTCATATCCTGATTCGCTTCAGCCGCTTGCGCTGCGGCTGTGCTAGCGAAATATTGAGCGTACCCCGCCGAGTCGCTCACCTTACCGCGTAAAATAAGCGACTTGGCGCGATTCCCGTACCATTGCATCATGCCGAGCGTGATCGGGTCACTGGGATTAATGGCCGACCAATTGTGATTAGATTCGACGGCCCCAATGACGTACATGGCATAGAGGGATTGGTTGGACATCAGGCAATTTCGGCGAGGGTAGATAAATCGATGCTTTGTGGAGTTTCTTTCCAATAGTTTTGCATACAGGTGTTGGAATTGCCGTTCATAAATCTTACCAAAAACCCGTGATTGTAGCTTGTGGTCGAACCATTAATCAAATAAATATTTACGAAATCACCGGTTTGGTCTGATGTCTTGTAAATTCTTATATTTGACGATAATGGATCGGGGTTCTTTTTTTCGACCACGCCGCCGACCCCGTTATAACCTACATAAATTTTGGCATAGTACCCGCCATCTTCTGACATTATTTCAACATAACTGCGATTGTATCCTGCCGCTTTTTTAATGGAAAAAATTCTTAGGGCATTGTTGTTAGCGAATCCGGAAATATTTGAGGATGTTGCGTGCATTAGTATAATGCGGCAAAATCTGTTTCCTGCATTAATGATGTTCGGAATGTCGGAAAATTGAGACATGTTTAGCTCCGAATCTGCTGCAAAATTTACACTAGCACTGAAATTCAGCGTGTTTTTTGAGAAATTAGAGACCTTTACTGGCTGTAGCGACATATTGCTGACATTGAAAATAGTTGACGGGGATGTGTTGAGAAAATTAGTCTCCTTGGTATCATCAATTTCAGATTTATTTGTCACCCAAAAAATGCCTGAACCATAAATTTTCGTACCAGCAACACCTGCATCATCAAGGAACACGTTTTGCAAGGTGTCCGCATACATATTTGTGATTTGGCAAGTAGTCCATGAGGTGCGGAAGTGGAATGCAGCTGTCACCCGCGCCTCCTGCCGATTGCCGCCATACACATAAATGTTGGAATATTGCGAGTACCCGTTTGGTTCAAATCCGTACATGATATGCATTATTCGAACGTTGGAAATTTGACAGTCGTGGCCGTGCCGGATACCGACATTATGTATTCCAGCATCCCCGCCAATCCAGTCGCCTCCCCAAATATCAATATTGTCAATCATCATGCAGGTAGCATTATCGCCATCAATATGGCAGCTTACGGCATTCTGCAATCGCATGTTTTTTAGGACAACATTATAATTTGTGTTTATTTTCAAAATGTCGTCAGCCCGCATGGAGCCATCCCATACACCCCCGTCAATGACAACGCTTTGGTGCAACGTATTAGGAGCATCGATTGCCAGCATTGCTTGCAATGCGTCCTCAGTGAAAATTTTGGCAGCAGGGTGAAGCTTGATCGACACCGATTTTGTCGCATCGCTTATATTGATTGTCTTGGAGATAAGGTAATTACCAGTCGGAAGATAAATATCGGCGATGAATGGCGAATTGATCGCTTGCTGAATTTTGTCGCTTACGTCAGTAGCGCCGGAATTATCTACGATAATCGTATGGTAAGCTGTTGCGGCATCGGCTTTTGCGGCGATCTTAGTATCGACGTCGGTTTTGCTATAGGTGGTGTCCGTGTCGGCTTTTGCGGCGAGCTTAGTATCAACGGTGGTCGTGTCAGCTTTAGTGTCAAGCTTGTTATCGACGTCGGTTTTGCTATAGGTAGTAGCTTTGTCGGCTTTCGTGGCAATATTATTCGCATTATCGTTCAGCGCGGTATCGATTTTCGACATGTCTTCGTTGTAATCTTGCAACGCAGATATTTTATCACTACCGTTATTGCTGTATTGAGTGAGATTGTAATTAGGTGTTTTATTGGCGCTAGGCATGATAGTCGTCCTTAGTGTTGTGCGGCTTCGAGTCGCATTATTTTATCTTCGAGTGCTTTCATTTTCAAATCAATAATCTTCATATCACGATTATAGTCATCAATAAACGACAATTTATCACCATTAGACCCATATTGCGTGAGTCCATAATTTGGGGTGTGCTGCATACTGGGCATGATATTAGTCCTTAAGCCATAGAATATCGTCACGAGTAATATCACCCGAAACAGTATTAACCTTATCCGTACTATGCAAATCAAATACGCGCGGGCTGACATTGAGCGCGTCGAACTGCTCGGGGGACAATGCGAGATTGTCAAAGTCGGACACGAATAGGCCGTGAGTCCGATCGGCATCATACATATCATCGAGTGCTCGCTGGAGCGCGACCTGCTGGCCGTACACTGACCATACCATGATATTATCGCTGGCTGCCGCTTGCCTGATCATGCTGATAAGCTCGTCACGGAGATTAGCCATATCGAGCAGCATACTAGCGAGTGTGGCTTGCATAGTCTGTACATCACCATCAATAATAGCCATATCACTATCGACGTCAGCCTGGACGGACTGGATGTGCGCTACCACCTGATTCACGTAATCAAGCAGGGTCAATGTGTCGCGGTAATTAAACGGCTGTGTTGAGCCAACCCGCTCAAATGCCGGGGGCCGTGTCGTGGGCAATAATGTTTCACTAGGTAGCATAGATACCCCTTTCGAGCTTAGAATCTTACTCCAGTATACACGTCCGGCCCGCCATATCGGGGCCATGTCATGCGCGACGGCGTGCCCACTATCCGCATAAACAGGGGTGCCAGCTCCTCTATGACCATCATGTCAATATTAAGCATGGCCGAGCGCCATGCGGTGATAAGCTGCGCCCCGCTCATCCCCGCATAGCCGTGACTATGGACGGTACCATTACCCGAGTCCGACTGGTGGGTAAAATCAGTGGTATTGCTACCACTGCTCGAGCTTGTCGCAGACTGCGACCCGGTGGTATTCGAGTCAGTATCCGAGTTGGTTTGATCTGCGTTAGTCGCATACTGGAGAAAATCAGCTAGGCGCGTCTGCGGGAATTCACTGTGTACTGTGGTGGCGCTTGAATGAGTTTTCGTGGTCGTGTCACTAGTCGTATCGTTTTTACCAGTCTGTTCTGCGCTGCTCTTGGCAGACGATTCCGATGTTTGTGTTTGGTTCGAATCACTATACAAATCTTGGGTAAGCAACGGATCGAATTTGGTTTGCGTGGACACATACAGTTGATTATAATAGGGCATGATTTCGTTCATTTTACGCCCCAAATTAAACGTAAACATTTGCGGTGTTTCTACGCCTATTTCCCTGAAAATATAGTGCTCAATAATTTTACGGTTAAGCCTATTGCGGTACGCTTCATCGAAAATAGGGTATTTATCTAGATGCAATGATGCATCATTATCGTAGCCGAGTGCGACGAGATGCCCTAATTGCGTCGTATAGTCTGCGTGAAACTCGGGCATAGCAAGGTCGCTATACGCTCCACTATTATTCATCGCTATCATCCTTATCTGTGCTCAAAATACCGCCGCTTGTAGTGTCTGACCAATCCACGCCAATGTCATGCAATGCGGGCCATAGTAGTTTGATCGTGTCGCACGCCTGTTGGCGGGCTTTCAAAAAACTCAATCTAAAAATATTTGTTTTCTCCGAACCGGCCGCCACCTCGCCCGTCAGCAGTCGCTCTTTTTTCTCCGTATTACTATTTTGAATGCCCATAAAACTCATGCACTCATTCCAAATCTGCGCCTTATCCGACAGCAATTTATCAGACAAATAGGGCGTAGTATTAGGAAACGACTGGAATTGCGAACCCAAGCCGTCACCATAAACGAGAATAGCGGGAACGCCATCCTGTTTCTGCTTGATCATGTTCTCAAGCGTTAATCGTTGGTTTTCATCCTCCACAGTGACAATAAGAGGGATGCTCATGTTGTCCAAATTCACGTCTAAAGCCCGGTCTACCATAGCAAGCCGTTGCGCATATAGTGTAATGATATCGTTAAATGGTTGCCGAATAAGATTATCCCAAATAGGCACGCACTCTTTAGAAGTCAATGTTTTATAACTATAATTATTAGCCACGGGCGTGAACTCTGTCGCATTAAAATACGGATTAACGTTACCCTGATATGATGCCGACGTGACCATAAAACGGTGCATATTTTTACGAATATCCGGGAAGAACAGCACCATGCCCTGCTCCAATAGCATCAGCTCAAGGTATCTTGAGTCAATGCCGTTAGGCAACCCGCGCCACGTAAACCGGGCTACGGCCAGCGACTTGAGTAGCTTGGCGTACATGTCGATCCGCGCCGACTGCATGAGCACCGCCCCGTCACTTAGTCCAGCCGTGGGTCGGAATGCCGCCACGGCTTGCTGATATGCTGGATTAGCGTTGCGTATCGTGCGTTTAGTGTTTGTGCTGGCCATATTAATATCGTACCCCCGGCAACGGATTATTGTCAGCATAATCAATAGCACCAATGTCATCGGGACTATTCCACACGGTCACGCCTTTCTCGAAAATACCTTTAAAAGCCAATTTAAATTCCTCGGGGCATGTGCTTGACCTAATGTACAGTTCATGCATTTTCCAAAACGTAAAATGCTCCATAGTCTGCCATGAGGCTGGTGGCTTTAAAAAGCGTTGCACATAGTAGCCGTAGCGGAGCCAATATTCGCCGATGTCACGCATGGCGGCGGGCATGATTTGACGGTACCGCCGCCAAATACGCCACCTATTCGCCGCATACAAGAGCACATCGCCGCCCATCTGCCCGGCCACGTTTGGCGACATGAGTGCCGTGTCCTGTATTTTCGCGTTAATGCCAGCAATAGCGTTAGCATAGTCGCCTGAAGCTACAGCGGTAGCCATGCTCCGGTTCATATCCGCAAATTGCAATGATTGTTGATTGCTTAACCCTGTTTGCTGGCTAGCGTAACTATTGGATTGCGAGGTTTGTGCGTTAGTCGTGTCTACCGTGTTACCGAGCTGGGCGGCACGTGTCTGATTGCCTTGATTGTACGTCGCATTATTGGCATACGCGCCAATGCCGGCACCTACGGCGGCACCGATCGCCCCACCGATATTGCCGGTAGCAGCATTGCCGAGCACATTAGCCACACCCCCGCCGATAGTGTTGAGCTGTTGCATACCGTAGTCAAAATTTGCCTGATTCTGCGCAATATCCGTTGAGCGTGTTGCGGACTGATTGCTAATACCTGCCATGGCGCTACGATTACGATTACTCAAGCCCGTCTGCTGATCAGCGTACCCGGCCGATAGCTGCGCTTGCGCGTACGCATTGTTAATACCCATGGAGGTTTTTTGCTGGCTCCAGTCAGCCGACTGCCTCTGATAGTCAATGCTATGAGCGTTGGACGCGAGGTAGATTTGCCCGGCGTTATTGACCACGGCCAATGAGGGATAATCTACGACGCCGATAGTGCTGTTAAGCATTTCGCCACGCTCCTCGCGCATAGTATCGCCACCATTATCGCCACCATGGAGCGAACGCACGTAAAACGCGGCCCGTGGCGTTGGCGGACCATAGTAGGCCACTTCATGCAACGTGAGATTATTCTGATAAATATCCTGCGGCCTGATAATAATGCTATTCCCGTTCATGAGAGTGATTTCGATCCACGCATAGGGGAATGTTCTGAACTTTTTCAAGTTTTTATACCTGTCAGGTATGATAAAATTGTTCCTAAAATCAACGTCCGTGGCGATATCTTTATCGACGTCAATCTGCCCCATTTGAATAGTATACATTTCGATATTAACGTTAGATTTCCCGAACGGAACCGTGTGCGTGAGGCCGGGATTGCCTGAGAATTGGATATCGTTAGGAATCATATATATTTTTTGGATATTTTGCATAATCCACGGATAATTAGCACCCATTTTCATAAACACGAAAAAGTCGGTAACGGTTTTAAACAGGTACATGTTAATGCCGTTAGGAATGTTGTTAATGGAAACGCCTGACGCCGTAAATATGTTAGGGTTATCGACACTGCCGGCATCGTTGCTTAAGTCGACAGTAGACAACACAACAATTGAGGCGGTAGAGTCTGCTAATTGCGTCCCGTTTTTAATAAAATAATTATACGATTGCGAAGTTATTTGGCTCTCTGAACCCGTGTCCAATCCCTCAGGAATATCAAGATAAGCGCGACCCCCATCCTGCTCGGCATTCTCGTTAGCGATACCGATATGGCCGCGCTCAACATAACAATTACCTAGAGTTACATCGAACTGGAATGATTGCACAACGTCCAACATAATATTAAACTGTGAAACATACAGATTAACCATAGTAATATTTTGTATGAAATAATACCAATACCGGGGCTGTTCCACTTGCGGATAATCGTTTTTAACAATAATATAATTATACTGATTCGCTTTATTAAATGGAATGTTAAGCTTTACGGGCTGATTAAACCTATGGCCCGACGTGTTGGTTACCGTAACGCCGGGAAGATTGTTAAAATAATCATCCTGTGCCGCATGGTCATTAAATCGTACAATATCCCTATAAGACATGTCCCACGGGACGGTACACAATTTAAACGACGTGTTAGGCGGGAAATACGCCCACGATAGTCCATTATCCTGCTCAGTCATATCCTGCTCCTGTCATAAAAAATAGGACTCATTACTCGTGTAATGAGTCCTATTATACCACTATGCGGTTATGCGACAGTAGTCTTCGCTGCCCGAGCTGTCACAGCGAACAGCGTAGCGGATGCCACAACACCGCCAGCAGTAAGTCCGGTCATGGAGCCATCGACAGCAATAGAGGCCACGGCGGGCTTATCGACCGACCATGTGACCAGTGCGGACACATCGGCCGTCCGACCATCAGTGAGCGTAGCCGTAGCAGTAGCGTGACCAACTTTACCGACGCCGAGCGTTGCCGGGGCCGTCACGGTGAGATTCGTCACGAACCCGGACTGCAATCCGAGCAGTCCGTCGCCACTCACTGGCACGGCGACCCGCCCTGCAATCTTCTTGACCACTTCGGGCGTCGCCGGGTCAATATAGGACACGGTAGCCTCAACAGTAATGGTGCTGGCTGTCTCCCCGAGACCCACGCGCAGCACGCCCGTATTAGTAACGGTCGTAAACTGGGTATCAGTGGGGAGCTTAGCACCGGCAATGCTCGCATCGTTTTCGACAATCGTATACGACACGCCAACGTTGTTAAGGTTGGGGAAGTTCGCGGACGTGGCATTAGCCACGACCTGTACCACGCCGCCACGCTTGACGTCGGTCGGCTGCACAGCCGGATTACCGTACTTTTGCAACGCGACCTGCAAGGTCGGCGCGTCAATGGTAATATCGCCAAGTGCTTTAATGATTTCCATCGATCCGTCACCCTCCCAAAACAGCACAGCCGGAGCAAACGGAGACAGCGAGATAGCCTCCTTATGATGCAAGAAATAATTCGTGTTTTGGCTGATCGGGTTCATGCCGCTCGTCGTGGTCAAATACTGATAGTCCCACACGTAGAAGAATTGCTTCGTGGTGAGCACTGCCTGCACTTTTTCCAGTCCGAACATTTCAGACGGAATATCAAAAATGCGAGCATTAGCGGCCATGTAGTCAACACCGAATGCTGCGGCCAGCGCGTCAACATCCATCGCCGCATGCACCTCGGGCGTAGTGAAAAGGATCAAATCATCCCGAGACACGACAGACGGCATGTGCGCCGCATTATATTCGGTCCACGGCTTGATGGGCAGCTTGTAAATCATGGCACGCACGTTTTTCAGCAGCTGTCGTGCCGCCGCCTGCGCGTCCGAGTCAAGCGACACGGACGGCACGTGCACTTTCCAATATCCGCCCATATTCGCGTATTCCGGGAAGAGGTTGCACATCGACAGAAATTCATCGTTATTGTCGGCCGTAATGGGGGACTGCATGATTTCCGCATTCAACATCGACAGTCCGCTATCAGCGTTTTCAAAAGCCTTACGAACCTGAGATTCGTTAATGGTAATGGGATACCAATTCTCACGGTTTACCGTGTGGAAAACGGACTTGATAGGAGCCTTATAGGTGCCGTAAATATCGTCACCAAGGTATTCGTTATTCGGGTCGTAGACGTGGGCGTTCACCATGCCTACGGCGATTTCCTCCTGATTTGACCCGTATTGCATGGCGGCGCGCTTGAACTCGGCCAGCGGGTTCAGCCAGCGCAGCTTATTAATAGAGCGGTTGCCGATCTCATTTACCAGCGCGTCGTAAAATTCGTTGCGCACGCTCTCATAGCGCATGAGCGTCTGCAACGTGTCATGCATGGTTGCCTTGGTTGCGGCGGGAATACGCCGCTGAAATTCGGGCGATGCCTCGTCTCGAATAAGATTGATAATATCAGCGTTGCTCCCCTGTACTAGCGGTCGCACAGATTCGCCGTTTTGACTTGTAGCCATGATTGCTCCTATAATTGTGGGTAATTATCCTCTATAAGTGTATCACTCGTCGTCGTCGCTAAATAGGTCATCGTATGAGCGCGGCCTATCGTCTGCGGGTTCTTCCGGTTCTGCGACTTCCCCCTGTCCAATACCCATGGCGTCAAGCATGGCTTTGATCTGCGCTACCTCGTCGCGCAACGCCTGAATCTGCGCCCCATAATCCTCACCGGCATCGGCGGGTGTATCGTCGCCACCGTCCGGTTCCGGGTTAATATCGTCGTTAGGCGTGTCGACGTGGTCCTGCGGCCTATCGTCGGTCGGCTCGGTAGTGGTATCTGTGGTATCGACCATAATTGCTCCTTATATAGTAGTGGACGTCGGGTGCAATCGCGCTCCCGACGTCCGTATGGCATGAGAGCCGTTACACCTCGCGTAGCACAGTGGTTATCAGCCCTCAGCCGCGCGGCGAACCCAATCGCTGATCCGCGCGACTCTCACATACAGTCACGAGTGTTAGCTCTGTACCGCTTTCAGTGTAGCACAATTTGCTGACCATAATCGTCAACAAAAACACCACCATGCCGAAACTGCTCCCACGGTATCGGCGCAGAGCGCGATACGCCCGCACACACAAGATTAATACGCCCGTCCTGTGTTTCTCCCTGATAGCATCCGGTGTTAAGGATTACGAGTCGTTTATATCGTGCTTTAATTTTCCATTGCCCTAATCGCGTAGGGCTAATGTCAATGCCATGCACCTCATCACCCACGACAGCAAAACCATCCGTATTAATGGAGACCACGCGACTATTGGCGCGACATGCCGCAATGAGTGTTTGCCGCGCATACGCATTCACAAACATGGCAACGGGGAGATAGTGGCGCGAATTTTTAGGCGTTTCATGCTTAATGGACCATAATAGCTCGCCTGACTCGCTATCCCATTGCGGCTCTAACAGACTGTCGCGCGGCACGGTCCCGAATTTTCCTACCAGCGAGTTCAACATGAGTTTAGCAATATTACGCCGTGCGCCACTACTTGTTGACTTGAGCGCATACCAATGGTCAACATAATCAGTAAACATGTCACGCTGTGCCCTGAATTTCCACCCATGCTCATATCGGTACACGCTCACGTCATAGTTATCATATAATAACTGTTGATCTATGTCGGTTAGCGCCATGGTGATATACCCGCGTGTTGACGTGACGCTACTTGCCCTATCGCCTGAGAGCATGTCCATGACGCCCAAAAATGCGTAGCCGTCACGTTTCACGTCGGCCCGAAACGTCATGACATCGATATGGCGCGGCATGTCTTCATCGGTAACATATGCGCCGTCATACGGTTCGGGTTTCCCATAGGGGAGCTGCCTGTTGCGTAATTGTGTCGGATACATGCTGTTGCAATCATAATCAACTACGTTTTCATATTCCCCCGGCTTGCACGCAATATAGCCGCCAAGATACCCCGTCCGCATATCATTTTCCCACTCGGCGGGAATGGCTGGGAAATTGCGCATAAATTGGGCACCGTTTTTTGCATACTCAGCCATAGCGGCGCCGCCGATAGTCATGCCTGAGATATTGAGATCAGTGCATGAGCGCAGCGCTCGCACACCCGCCTCTAGTGGCGTATCCCCGCCATATGATTTCTGGAGCTTGAGCGCCGACGTGGTGCGGAGGAGGTTACTTAACAAAAACATGCGCGTCGGCACGCCCTCGCTATTGCGATACGTGGCGTGATACAAAATACGATTCGTACCGCAGAGCACACTATACGAATTTTTACGCCCATTGCTCAGCGTGATACCGTGAGACATCATGGACGCAATCCATGCCATTATCGTGTCTTCGCTTGTGCAATAGATAATATTGGGTTGCGTGGCTGATATCATCATGCGTGTTATTTTCCGCAAATCAAATGGTTCGGTTTTACCGGTAATATCCGCTATAATATCCCCGTCAATGATATAATAGTGTTCCAATTTAATGCCTTTTCGCCATTTCAAAAAAGTCCAATATTTGCTTTTTGGCCTTAGCTTTTTGCTTTTCGCTTTCGGAAACAAACTTAAATTTATTGTTTTTCGCATTCTTGCGTACAGCTTCCCACGATTCATATTCAGGGGAATTGCCGATAAAATTACGAACGGCTTTACCAAACGAGGTATTATCCATTAACCATCGCACTTGCTTATTGGATAGCCGCGAGAATTGGTGCGCCACGTCTTTTCCTAACGCGCCTTTAAGCTGAGTTTGGCGCAAAAAACGCAAATACTGTAATTCGGTTCTCTTTTGCTTAATGCGTTTCTTATTTCTTTTGCGATTAGCCTCTTTATAGAGTTTATGAAGTTCGTCACGCTCTAGCTCTTGAGGAGACTTCACACGTTTAGCAGAGTCCTTTAACTCTTTTTTAAGCGTCTCTGTGGGCATCTTCTTAACAAAATCGGAATTGTTGAGCACGTTAACCGTGTTGAGCATGTCACGTAATTCTCGGCTACCGCTCAGGGCGTGACTCATCACGTTAGGGTTCGGCGCGTCGAGGCCATGCCGTTCCCGCCATTGCTGTTGCTCTACCGTCCGACTTTGCCGCAACGCATTATACTCTCTCGCGCGACCCAATTTTTCCCGTGCCGCAACACGCCGACGCTGCTGCTGTCGCAATGTTTTCTGCCGTTTAATGGGGGCGCTAGCGATTTCAGCGTCTGAGATGATCGGCCGGGATGCCATATCTTGGTCGAGTTTTGACACATGCACTACCGGCACGTTATAATAATCCTCTTGCGCCGCTTTCACGATCTGAGCTTTTCGCGCTTCCTGTTTCGCCCCATACAGTTGAGCCGCTTGGCGTAGTTGCGGCACGGTAAGCCTATCAATCTTACTCGGATCAACTTGATTCAATGATGTAATATTTCGTTGCGCTTCACTCTTATGCGCCTGTGCGCTTAGTGTCGCTATACGCTGTTTTCGTGCCCTACGCTCAGCCCGTGACGCCATATAATTCCCCGCCCATCTACATGGATAAAACAATGGGGCCGCATCGCATTGACGGTATACGACACGACCCCACTGGGTTAGGTGATGGCTAGCAAGGCAACCTGCCAACCATCACCAATTATAGCACACTAATCAAGGACAAGCGTCTTCAGCGTGTTCTTCGATGCCAACGTGGTCGCCTTAACATGCACGGTCAGCGGCTCCGGCCAATTCGAGCCGAACGCGGCCACAAGATTGTACGCAGACCGAGCAATACCGGCCGACTGCGAGTAATACCCCGTACCGTCAGCACCCACCAACGTCGTGCCAATGCACGGCACTTCCTCATTAGTGTTACGATCAATACGGACGCTGTGAGTCTGCGCCACGCCAGTAATCTTAATCGGCTTATCCTTCATATCATCCAAAGACTGAGCATTATTCACCGCGTTAAACACAGCCTTACGCTCCTCAAACGTCTTCGGATTCAGCGTGTTCACCAACTGAGACACGGGACGGCTCTCAGTTTCTTCAAGTTCACCAGTAGTCGCATTCACGGTAACAATTTCGTTAGCCATAATATTCACCTATACCTATCTATTTGTTTGTTTTATTATTCTTCTACTTCGGACGATGCTTCAGTTACGCGCTTAGGCACATATTCCTCATCATCGCCAAATTTTGCCATGCCGTAAAAATCTTTCTCAGACATTTCAGCACGTTGCTTATGCCACGAAAACTCGCGGGGAAGAAAGTCGGGCCATTCTCGGCGGGCTTTACGCTTCAAATATTCCACGTCCTCATGTTTCCCATCAATGACGTGTTCCTGTTCGAGCATATCACCGTCAAAGGTCATTTCAACGCCCTTGACAACAACATAATGGTGAGTACGAACTACCGTACCGCCCTTAATTTTTTCTGCCATAATAATTCACCTATCCTAATTATTTAACAGTGTTCAAGTCGAACACCCATGAATCAGTATACTGAGTAGTATCAAGTTTGTCAAAACTTAGGAAACACCGTGAGACCATGTACTCTAATTCAGGGTGATCGGGGAACATATGCTGCACATCAAAAGCGTCACCCTGAACAAGATAAACCAATGCCATCCAGCCTATCATAAACGGCCGGTATATGATACCGGTTATTTCCTCAACATCCAACGCACTGTTCAGCACCTCAAGCCGCGTAGGATGCTCCGACAAACTAGCGCAAATATGAGCCATTTCCACAACACTATCACGAATAGCAATCTGAGAGCCATCATGCGAGTATAATTCATCGAGCATCATACAGCCACGGCAAAACAGCTCCCAAGGCATACCTTTGTGAATATTGCGCACATGTAAACGCCTCATATTACCCCTAAACAACATGGCAATACGCTTAGCGCCATGCACTGGATCATCGTCAAAAACACGACGGTCACGTACCGGTATATACAATTGCTTATTATAGCGCTCTACTCCCTTACGACGATTACGCCACGGCTGCGACACAATACACCACCTTTCCTAAAAGTCAGGGATATCATACACGTTCTCCAAGAGACGCGCATCATCCTCACCAACATTCTCCACACCGTCTGCGAAACCATCCTGATAGCCGCGCGCATAGTCGCCACGATAACATTTTGGCACGTCATACAAGTCAGGACCGTCAGGTCTACCCTCTTGACCGGTTTTCAAATCAAGCCAACCACGATAATACCCCTCAGAAAAATAGTGTTCAGCACCATCAGGATTATATCGAGTAAACTTATCAGAACACCAAGCGCGAAGAAACTCTAGCATTATATATTGCTCCCTATATATTCAACACCAACAGCCAACGCAATACAACACAGTAACGTAAGAAAACCCAGCATATCAATCACCATACCTTTAACGACAAATTATAATGTTTCACAACCATGAGCACAAAATTCGCAACAATATTAACATCCGTCTGAGTAGCCGAACCAACAGCCCTCGGCTGATACACGGCATTACCGTTATCATACAAAGTCAACTCACCAACAACCCGCCGGACATCACGACTCTTCACAAAATGAGACAGATCGTAACTCGTATAACCAACATTCTCATTCGTCACACCATGATCAGTCTCAACAATTTCAACATGACCAATATAAGCAAGCCCACACAAATCCATCATAACCACCTCTTTCAATCGCCATCACTACTCAACATCCGAAACCACATGAGCATAAATATCAATAGAAATAATTTCAGAAGAACTCGAATAATTATTATCAATAATATTCGACAAAATATCCATGGTAATAGGTGTATCAAGCTCAAAAACGATAACCGACTCCTTGGTCTCAATATCAACACTATACACTTTATGCATCATAACCACCTAACCTAACCAATCAAAACGCTGCACCTTGCAACTAAAACAAATATACCACACCACAACACAAAACACAAAACAGGCAAGCTCCGGGCATGTCGCAAACACAAACACACAAAAC